CATGCTGCGCGCTCGGTCAACGGCACACCGACCCACACGCGGGGGTCGTAAATGCTGCCGCGGTCCATGGTCGCGCCGCAGCGGCGCATCACGTCGTCGTCGTGGCGCTCGCACCGGAACACGTGGTTCGGGCTGCTGACGTCCAGTTCGGACGGTTCGAACTGCATGCCCCAGTTGTCGCCCATGACGGCGACGGCCCGGCGGATGCTGCCGGCGGGAAAGCGGTGCCGAACGGCGCTGCGATCACAAGCGGCCGTCATTCGAAATCTCCCGACAGGTAGGTGGTGCGCAGCCGGGCAATTCGGTCGCGTGCTTCGGATTCGGTTTTCTGCTCGCGCTGGATTTCGGCCATGGCCCAGTTGCGATCGAGCGCGTCCGCGTATTGCAGACACAGCGCAGCGCGCGCCGCCTGTTCGCGGCTGCGGACGCTAAACACCTGTTCATTCCGCTCGGCGATGACTTCCACCACTGCCGACGGCGGGAACCCGTCGACGAGCGGTTCCTGCGTTTCTGGCCAGTACGCGAACAGCAGCTTTCCGTCAGGTGCCAGCACGGTGACGCGCCACTGTCGCTTCCAGAGAAAGCACGTGGGCCCTACGAGCGCCTTGCTGATGCGGCCGCAGTTCGGCGACAGCGCCTTGCGTGCGGTGTTGCTCGGTTCGCTCGCGCTGCCAGCGGGAACCGATTCGTAAGCCGACTGCATTGCCATGGCGACACCTCCTGTGTAGTAGGTGTCGGCCCGCGCGGTTTGCTGAACACGCCCATCGCTGCCCTACATCTCTGGTTTCCCTGGGGGATGAATGCGGGCCGACGGAACGAAAATTACCGGAGGGAATGCTTGCAGTCAACACCCAAGGTAATAAAAAGTTTCCGGGCGTGCAGAATTTGTCGCAGCGTGACTGCGGCGCGGCTTGAAAGGCCTACAGGTGCGGGTTGTTGCTGCCGTGCGCGCGCAGTGCTTTGGCGAGCGCGGCGCCGGTTTGACGCGCGGTGGTAATACGCGGGTCTACGGGCAGGGGTGGGAGCTGAGTGCCGCAGTACCGGCACACCGTGGCGGCGCGCTGCACGCGCTCGGCGCACGCATGACAGGTGCGTTTTTCAGCCTCGAGGGCGGCAGCGGCACTGCGGGCGTCGTCGTCGCGGTCGAGTTTCGCGGCGATGAGGGTGTAGACGAGGTGGGCGGGGACGGTGACGAACAGCGCCGGCCAGTAGACGAGGGCCGCAGCGCCGTGCAGTGCAATCAGCAACAAGTGCCCCATCAGTCTCCGCGGTTGCGACGTTGCGCCATGTCTTCCTTGATGCTTTCGATCATCGCCACATAGCGGGCCGAGCGTTCCGACGCCACCTGGCCGCCGTTGCGCTCCCATAGATACTGCAGAAAATCCAGCGCCTGGCGCTGCCCATCTTCGGGCAGCGCGCCGACGACTTCGCCGATCGGGTCCATGGCCTCGGCGCCGGCCAGCTCGCGGGCGAGTGTAGGAGAAAACGCCGACACGGGCACGCCCAGGCCGCGCGCGAACTTGACGGCGACGGCCACGTTCAGCGGGCGCAACCCGTTGACATACTGCCCTACGGCGCTCTGCGAGCCGACGTCGTACGTTAGCCCGAATTGCATCTGGCTGATCTTGGCGTTTTTCTTGAACAGGGCCTTCAGACGTGCGGCGTCGTCTTTCTGCCACTGTTCCATCGGTCGGCGGGTGTCTGCGTGCATGGCGCGGACGGTAATAGGGGCACCCGGCGCGGGGCAAACAGCCCAGGTGTTGCCTTTGTGCATCACCTGAGGTAATGTCACCCCATGAACCTGACCGATTACATGCAACACGCTGGCCTCTCCCAGGCGGCGCTGGCGGACCTGATGGGCGTGTCGCAGCCCATGGTCAGCCACTGGCTGACGGCTCGCAAGGCCATCACCCCGGAACGGGCCCGGCAGATCGAGCACGTGACGGGCGGCGCGGTGACGCGGCACGAGTTGAGGCCGGACATTTTCGACGCTCCGTCGGTGGTGGCTGGGGTTTCCATGACGGCAGTGTGCGATACCGCACCGGCGGTGTCTCCATGCACAAATGAGGCGGAAGCATGCAACGCATCCTAGATGCCATCGCAAGACTCGCGCACCGCGTGGGGATCGAGTCGCTGGCTACGCGCATGAACCTGCCCGCCGGCACCCTTCGCAACAAGGTGGCGCCCCACTACGAGCGCAACCAGTGCTCGCACCTCGAGGTGATCGAGATGCAGATCCTGACCGGCGCGCGCGACGTGATCGAGGCGGACTGCCTCGAGCTCGGCGGCATGTTTGTCCCGGTCGAGCAGTTCGAAGGCATCGCCGACGATGCGCTGCTGGACGTGGTCACCGAGACGTTCGCCGAGACCGGCGACGTGGCCCGCGTGCTGCACCAGGCGATCGCCGACGGGTCAATCGACGCCGACGAATTTCGCAGCATCGAGCGCGAGAGTCAGCAGGCCGTGCAGGCGCACCTCGAGCTGGTCGCGCGCTGCCGGTCGATGGTGAGTAACCCCCGCCGCCTGTCGGGCGGTTTGCAGGCGGTGGGGCGGTGATGGTGTTGGGTCGTTCCGTGGTGTTGGTGCTGGTCTCCTCCTGTCTCGGGTTCTTCGCCATTGCGCCCGAGGTTTTCCGCGCGGCGCTGTCCGGCCGCGCGGCTTCTTTTTTTCTCCGACTTCCTCCCGACATGCCGCGCCGATGGGAACGCACGGCCGGCATGTCTTCCACGCGGGGCCGCTTTGATCTGCACTACGGCACGCCCCGCGCTTTTTATTCGGCCTCACGATGACCGGCCCGGCCGTGGAGGGCGCCACGGTGCGCCTGCGTGTTCGTACCGCCCACGCGGTGGCGTTGTTTTCACTGCCCGCCGAGGGCCCGGCCGATGCGATGTTCCCGTCGATGGACCTCGACATGCTGCACGGCGCCACGCTCTACACCGACGAGGCGCACATCGAGCGCCGGCGCCAGTTCTTCGAGGACGGGCGCCCGGTGCATGCCGTGGCGGGCGTGTTCGTGCCTGCCGATCCGGCCTTGACCCCTGCGACCGCTGCGCGGGCGGGGAGGGGGCGGTGATGTGCTCCGTGTCGAGTTGCTCGTCGCTGCAGTTCTGGGTTTCGATCGCGTTTCACGCGTTGGGGCTGCTCGCGCTTGTGTTGCTTTTGAGGTGGTGCGCGAGAAACGGCGACGACGACTACGGCGGGCGAGAATGATTCACTACCACGGCCTCCCCATCACCCCCGCTTCGGCGGCGCTTGCTGCGATTAATGGCGGGCACGCGTTTGTTTCGTTCCGCCATCCTGACCAGATCGGCCTGGCGCTCGAGGTCTGCCAGTCGTTCGCGGTCGATAACGGGGCGTTTTCCGCTTGGCGAGCAGGCGAGCCGGTCGCCGATTGGCGGCCGTACTACGAATGGGTGGCCTTCTTGCGTCGCCTGCCGTCTTTCGACTGGGCCGTGATCCCGGACGTGATCGACGGCGACGAAGAGGACAACGACGCACTGATTGCCGAATGGCCGTGGGGCGACAGCCGGAGAGATCGAGGCGTTGGCGTACCGGTTTGGCACATGCACGAATCGATCGAACGCCTGCAGCGACTTGCCGACAAATGGCCGCGGGTTGCCATCGGCAGCTCGGGGCAGTGGGCGACCGTTGGCGATGCGCGCTGGTGGCAGCGCATGGGCTCGGCCATGAACGCCGTGTGTGACCGCGAAGGCCGTCCGATCTGCAAGCTGCACGGCCTTCGAATGCTGAACCCCCAAGTCTTTTCGCGCCTGCCGCTGGCCTCTGCCGACTCCACCAACGTGGGCCAGAACGTCGGAATTGATTCGGCGTGGCGCGGCACATATACCCCTGTGTCGAAGGACGTCCGCGCGATGGTCATGCGGACGCGGATCGAATCGCATGCGGGCCTGCAGTTTTGGGGGCGAGCTGCAGAGCAGGCGGCGCTGCTATGACCACCCGCCGCCTCCCCGCCTTCGGCCGCGACCTCCTCGCGCAGCGCCGCGCGCGCCAGTGGGTGCCGGAGGTCGTGCTGTTGTTCGGCGATGTCTGGAAGATGCCCGCCGGCTCGGCCGTCACGGGCGCCTGGCTGCCGGGCACGGCCCGCATTGCACTGAAGCCCGAGGATTTCGCGCTCGACCGGTTCGACTGGGCGTGCGTGGCCCGGCTGCCGGTGGAGGCCTGGTTGATCCCCGACGACGAAGCCTCGCGCGCGGCTTTCGAGGCGATGGTGGGCGAGATCTCGGATGTGGCCGCCGTCGTGTGGCTGGCGGGCTGGGCCGACGAACCGTTCACGGCATCGCGGGCGGCGCATCGGTTGCGTCGTGGGCTGGGTCGATGGCCGACGTGGTGGTCTGACGAGCGCGAGGCGCGCGCGGCGGCGGCGTATGCGCGGTACAACGCGCAGCTGGATGCGTGGCTGGCGTCGGTGGCATGAATGAGTTGGCACTTTTCGCGGGCGCTGGTGGAGGCATTCTCGGAAGCCACCTGCTCGGATGGCGAACCGTCTGCGCAGTCGAATGGGATCCCTACGCCGCAGGCGTACTGCTCGCCCGACAGAATGACGGTCTTCTCCCGCCTTTCCCGGTTTGGGATGACGTGCAGTCCTTTGACGGACGACCGTGGCGAGGAATTGTTGACGTGGTATCGGGCGGGTTTCCCTGTCAGGACATCAGCGTCGCCGGCAAGGGCGCCGGCATCGACGGCGAGCGGTCCGGCATGTGGGCGCACATGGCACGGATCGTTGGCGACGTTCGACCGCGCTTCGTCTTCGTGGAGAACAGTCCAGCAATCGTTACTCGGGGACTCGGACGAGTGCTCGGTGACCTGGCCGCGCTCGGGTATGACTGTCGATGGCAAGTGCTGGGAGCAGCCGATGTTGGCGCTCCGCATCAACGG